GTCGTATGTGTTCTCTCAGACGGAAAGCGGGGACTACATGCTTGGATGATAGAAAGGACGTGAAATATAGTGCAGCACTGCAATGGACAACGCAGAGGCTGTCAGTTCGCTTACTCAAAGCAAGACGACATTCGAGGCGACTGGTATATGGCAGAAAGGGCTAGTTCTTGAGACGGCAGAATTCATAAGGGCCTCAACGCAAGCGGAAGGAGAGAAGACAGGACGGTTCAGCTTTATCGGAACCGGTGGTGATGTCGAGGATGGCGTCTGGGATATGGAGCAGATGTTCTTCAGTCCAGAGAGCTATAACCTTATGGCGTTCCCCAATATCCATGAGGACGAGACGACCATAGAGGAAATGGTGGCCAGATTTGTGCCGGCATGGAAATTCAGGGTTATAGATGTTGACGGAAACAGTTTAAGGGAAAAGAGTCTTGAATCCCTTGAAAAGGAGGCTGCAAGCAAAAATAGCGCAAAGGAAAGGTTGAGGTTTTGGACACAGAATCCAAGGAAGCCAAGCGATGTGTTCGCCATAACGAGCGGAACCTATTTCCCAGAGGAAACAAGACTATATCTTAATAAGAGGTTCGCATATCTGAGCACCCACAAGAAGCAGCAGAAGACAGAGATTGGAATCCTTGAATGGAAAGACCCAAGGAATAAGAGAGCAGGTGTGGTATTCACTCCACAGGAAGACGGATGGATCAAGATATTCGAGCGTCCGGAGATTGACGAGGATGGGAATGTGTACATAAATCTATATGGGGCATCCACCGACAGCTATGATATGGATGAAACCATGTCTAGCGATTCAAAGGGAAGCTCAAGGGTTTATAAGAAGTTCAATCCGATGAAGCCTTTCGCACCTGCGAGGAAATGGGTAGCTTCCATCATGGAAAGGCCTAAGGCTTCCGAAGGAGGTAGTGACCTTTTCTATGAACACACTGCCATGATGTGTGTCTATTTCGGATGGTGTATCAATCTTATAGAGTGGTCGAAGTGGAGGATAGTGGACTGGTACAGGGACAATGGTTTTGAAAGACTGCTCAAGGAACGCCCGGATATGGTCATTGCCACTATGGTTGACAATACCAAAGCAACCAACAAGTTCGGGATCGACCCATCGACAAAACACCACTGGCTTGCGATGTTGAGCGATGCTCTTACTCCTGAGTTCATCGACAGGATGGACGACATGGACCAGATAAGGGCACTTACCAGATTCAAGCTGCATCCAAAATACAATTGTGACATTACCATTTCCTCCGCGTTGAGCATAGTGCTTGAGAAGGACGAGGACATGCTTATGATCAGGACAAGGAAGAGCGCATCCGAAAAGCGGTACAAGCCACTGAGCTATACCATGAATGAGCGAGGAACCTTAATAGCTAATTACAATGAGAGAGAAAACGGTTGAAGACCGGGTGCTTGACATCGTGCGTTTAGCACAGAGTCGGAGCGCGGATGTAAGCAGGGACATTACTTGCTGGAACTATTATAACGAACACTATGACGACAGTCAGTTCGAATATCTTACAAAAAGTGGAAACAACGTATATCCTGCCAGGTTAAGGAGGGTTGGAAAGCAGAAGCCGCTGATTAATCTTCTCATAAGCACACAGGCTACGAGAAAATATCCGTTCAGTGTGAACGTCCTAAGCAAGAGCTATACTGAAAAGAAGCTCAAGAGGCGAATAATGGGTTTTGTCGACGACATAAGGCAGCGTTTAGTTGACAGGATGATGCAGGTTGAGTCTTCGATGATGGCAATGGAGCAAAGCATCAACCAGATTCGCGAGTTTGTTCAGCAAGAGCCGCAGGATGAGCAGCAGGCTATGATGATAGGACAAGCAAAGGCTCAGTTGCCACAGTTGGAGCAGCAGTACAATGCCATCAAGAACGAGATGACCATAAGGAGTCTGTATACCAAGGGAGAACTTGAGGACAAGGAGCGGTTCTACAGATACAGTTCCAAGGACCTTATCGAGGAAGCTGCGCAGATACTGAGTGGAAATCTACGCAAGAGTCTTGACATCAAGCGCAAGAGTGTTGTCAATATCAAGAGCAAGTTCGTTACTGGCAAAGAATACTACTATGTGAACTATACCGATGGTGATACGGAGATAGAGTTCGAGACGCTAAGGGCCCATGACGTTTTCTTCCCACAGAGCGAAGGAGTGGCGTTTGTACACCATGGACCTTGGGTTGCCGTGAGGTCTATGATGACCTATGACGATGTTATGGTCAAATGGGGCCATGTAATGACCACAGAGCAACGAACGCGCCTTGAAAAGACTGTTGGTAGCTTCAGGACTGAACGCACGGCATTCATCCCCACAAGTGCTGGAGGAGCAGTCCCAGCGACATCTACAGATTCAAAAATGGGTGTCTATAGTGGTTCGACGGAAAGCGCGGAAACAGTGGAGGTATGGACTGTATGGTACAAGAAGGGAAAGTTTGTCTATGGGAAGAAAACACCGAATCCGAACAAGGAGGGAAGGTGGTTTTTCCATGTCATCGAGGAGTCTGATATTTCAAAGCTTAAAAAGAATGAGGAGCTTGTAAAGCGATGGATTGAGCATCGTTATGTCGGATTCGTCATAGACCAGGACATGGTCGTTGATGCCGGTCTTGATTCCATACAGCCAAGGATGACGAGAAAGCCGAGCAAGGTTCTTCTACCAGTGGTTGGATACAGCTACAATGACCTTACCAATAGACCATACAGTTTGATATGGAGCACCAAGGACCTTCAGGACTTGTACAGGATTGTGAACTACATGAGGGAACTGGTCATAGCCCTGAGCGGAGTAAGAAGTAAGATCGTGGACATGAGTCAGATACCTGGATGGATGACTCCTGAGGAGCACAGGTATCACACGAAACTTGGCAATATGTATATCGAGACCGTTGACGAGAATGGCCGGAAGATAAACAGCAGCTTCAACCAGTGGAGGGATTTCGACGACACATTGACTCCTTCGATTCAGTACTATGGGATGATTCTCAGGGAACTAGATGACGAGATAGGTGAGACGATGGGCATTAGCCGTCCTAGGCGAGGGGAACGTATAAACAGCGACCAGGTAGGGACTTCGATGCAGGGTCAACAGCAGAGCGAGTTAATAACCGAAATCCATTTCTTCGACCATGACCAGTTGGAAGCCGAGGCAATGACCATCGCTTTGAATCTCAGTTTGAAATACGTTCATACTCCAGAGGAGCTTATAGCGGCTGATACTGACGACATCAACGTTGACAAGCAGACCATAAGGCTCCCAAAGGAGATGTTTGAGGAGGAGTACGAGTTCGAGATTCAATGCCAGGCCGATTACAAGGAAGCAAGAAGGATCGAGGAAGTAAGGACTATAGCGTATCAAAACTACGCCAAAGGGATGTTGAGTTATCAGCAGTTGCTCAGTATGACGAGCAGCGACAGTATCAAGGCTATGGAGAAGAAGCTCGAATACTTCGAGTCCAAGCAGAGAGAACTGCAGCAGATTGCCAATGGTCAGATGGCAGAGGCTGAAAGCAACAAGGAGATGCAGATGATTGAGCTTGCCAAGAAATATGAGATTGAGGCTGCGAGGATGAATCAGGAAAGCAAGAAACTCAGCGATGAAGTCAAGATGCAGATAGAGTCCATGAGAGACCAGCGTGAGCGTGAGAAGATGGCTATGGAGCTTGAGGACAGTGAAAGGAACCGCAATACACAGATAATGGTTGCTGGCATGGACAAGGAAGTCGAGGAGAAATATCTAGGAGAGCAAAGTAGGACGAACCAGGTGCATGAACAGCTTGAGGCAATCAAGATACAATTGGACAGAATGACATCCGCGATGACGGCAAACAAGAAGGCTGGAAGCAAGGAAAGAATCAAGGATTGACATTCCGTAGTAAAATGAATTACTTTTGAACCCAATTAAGAGACAAGATGGAAGACCAGTTACAAACAGCGACACCGGACCAATTGGCTCCGACTGTAGACCAGAGCGTTACAAATGTTCTGGCGTATGGCGCATCGGACGATGCCCCTGAAACAACTGACACAGGACAAGCAGACGAACCCATTGGTGGAACTCCTACGGTAGATAACGCACAACCGCCTGAAAGCGCAGATGCTGGACCTGCGAAGGATTCATTCATGGAGGATATCGACAAGTTCCTAAGTGGAGAACCTGATAAGGCGGCAACGCCATCGGTTCCGAAGAACATGTTCGAAGTCCTTTCCCGCAAGGTCAGCGACGAGAACTACAAGTACGAGATACCAAAATTCATAGAAACAGGGCAGAAGGACGACGGCACTCCTTTAACGGATGACGAGGCGTTCGATTTTCTTGCCCATGAGATTGCAAGGCACTGGGACTTCTCAAAGCAGTTCGAGAATGACAAGTTTCTTTCAGGATATCTCAAAGCGATGGAAAGTGAGGGGTTTGATCCCCAGAGATACATAGAGTCGTTCACAAGTGTGAACACATTGCTGTCGTTGGACAACAAGGAACTTGTATTCCGTGATTACATGGAACGCAAGGGAAAGAGTGAAACAAACCCTTCGGGGTACACTCAGGAGCAGATAAGGGATTATGTCGACAAGATGAATCCCCTTGAGATTGACGAGAAGGCTGAAGGTCTTCGCGCGGACATATCATCAAGGGATTTGGCCAGGTCGGAAAGTTCCATCTCTCCTGAACAGCGCATCGTGCAAGACCGGGAACGTGTTGTTACTGACATCGCCATCATTGATGCCATGTTGGACAGCAAAGCCGAGATTGACGAGATTGGTGGACTACCTTACGGTGAAGCCGTGAAAAGGGATTTCAACGATTTCTTCAAGTACATGATGACGTACAATCCGGAAATGGGTACGAAGCCCTTCATAAAGCTTGTTGAGGATGACGAGCAGGTGTTCCAGATGATGTTTTCCTATTACAATCTTGTAAGCGGAAACATCAAGGACTTTGTTTCGACCATGAAAGAGGCCGTCAAGTTGAACATGTTCGAGAAGCTTGATTTGGGGCCAAAGACCAAGAGAAGCGGAACGGCAGGGCCGGCAAGGCTCCCGACCGCATCAGATTTCGTTTAACGCATAAAAAGCATTACCATGCAATATTATCACGGGACACCTCCCGACATGACACACCAGTCCATCGACAGTTACTCGTTGATGAACCATGCCATCGTCAACCCCGATGTTCTTCCGTCAGTATATGAGCTTTACCGCGACGAGGAAACCCCCCTGACAGCGTTGCTCAACGTGAAGGGAATGAAGACACAGGGCCTATACGAAGGCTTCAAGAATACGAACTACAGGGTTGTGAGCTCCAATGTCGTCCAGTACGCAGTAAGGGCAAGTGACCGCCGCAAAAGCCGCGTCGTGGCTGTAAATGGCGTAACATTCATCTGTGACGCATATGCAACCGAACCCGGCAAGATGCAGAGCGACGTTTACGTCTATCTCGACAACAACTGGCCAGGCCACAAGGAAGTCATCGAATTCAACGACAATGATACCCAGGCTTGGGTTATGGACGAAGAGCCTCCTGTTGAAGTCAGTGGCGCATTCCGTTACCGTGTCCGCATCGTCACTACCGACAAGACCGAGTTCATTCCGTTGGAGTGCTTGGAAGAAGGAGCAGAAGTTGCAGCCGTCAGCACATTCGACATCCATGACTTCAGCGAAACAGGTGTTGAGAAATACACATTCGACAGCTGGGGCAAGGCATACATGACCCTCGCACGTCTGAAGTATAGCTACAGTGGTACCGCAGCAGCGATGAAACCTGGGGACAAATGGGTTGTCCACCATGGCCAGAAGTCTTTCTTGACTGATGCCCAGGACAAGATGATGCGTCGTGCCGCTCAATACCACGAGTACTGGAACGTGTTTGGAAAGGGAACCGTCAGTGTCGATGGTGAAGTCCTTATGCGCGATGCCAAGGGCCGCGAGGCTATGGCAGGTCAGGGGCTCATGCACCAAGGAGACGGAGCATACGAATATCCTTACAACAAACTGAGCATGCGCTGGTTGGAAGGCATCATGGAAGACATCGATGTTCGTGCTGGCAATGACGGTGTTGTTGAAGCCGCTTTCGTTGGTGGTTCAAAGCTTATCGGTGCTTTCATGAAACTGATGGCCGACAGCGGATATCAAACCCAGAACAACAATGTTATGGGCGAGGGTTCAGCCAAGGGAGTTAATAACAACTACGCCTACTACGAGTTCAACGGTGTCCGCATCGTTCCCAAGAAATGGCGTTGGTTCGACAGTGACGCTCGTCCTAGCCGTTATCTTGACGATGGAACACGCAAGTCCTCATGGGATGGCATCTTTGTTCCTCTTGGAAAGACAAGTGGTGGAGACAACAGCGTCGATTTGGTCCAGTTGCGTTCGATGAGCATGGGTGAAGTGAATGGTATCGACAAGGGTGGCAAGATGGCCACGTCAGTTGACGGTACTCACGTCCATGTGTTGTTCCAGACTGGTATCATCAGCCGCGTAAAGATTTCAAAGGTCTTCCGCAAACAATAAGAAACCCAATCACCAACAGCTATGATAAGAGAAAAGGTAGTCAGGCTTATTGCGCTTGACGCGAGGTACAGGAAGGAGCCCTACAAGGATTTCCCAGCCTGGAGCGAGACAATGGCAACATACGTCACAGGTCAACATATCATACCGGCAGATTCGACTACAAGGGGAAACCTGACAGTAGCCGAGATGACGGGAGAGAAACTGATTAGTGAAGAAAAGGCCAAGCGTTTCCCATATATCATCAATCCGTTGAACCATGTGGTCTTGAACCATATGCAGAAGTTTATTCTGAGCACGGACGAAAATGGGGAATACATCGATCCAAGGAGCAAGGCTCTGTTTGACTATTTGCAGCTGCAGTCCTATTGTGGTAAGCACAAGGGCGATGTCAACTCCAAGGTATTCTATATCGAGGATGAAGAACAGGAAGCCAAGGTGAAGACCTCGAAGAGGGACATGATATTCAATGCTATGAAGGCCCTGAGGGAATGTGGCCGCGAAGAAGTACTCGACGTGGCCCTTCTCCTCAACCACAAGAGGAGCAACTTCTATATCGACTCTAACAAGACGAGTTATGAAGTTGTCCTTAGTAAGGTTATGGATATTGCTGAAGTTGATCCCGACATGATACTTTCGTGTATAACGACAGGTGCCAAGGAGGAAATCTTCGCAGCGAAACTCCATTTGAAGGGGATCATAAGCAGAAAGGGCAACGCCTATTTCGACGGCAAGGACTACCTTGGTGAAGGACTAGACGGCGTTGTACGATATATGAAGGCTTCTGATGAGAAGAACCGACAGAAGGCCGCACGTTGGAGCACAATGCTAAGGGATATCCAGAGCGGAGTTCTTCAGCCAAGGGAGTACAATCCCGAAGCGGAAACGATAAAGGTCAAG